CATCTGGTACGCAGGCTCCTTCGGCGGAAGGGATGAGCATTACAACGAAACGAGGTACCACGGGCTGAACCTGCACTCGACCTTCACCAAAGGCACGGTGGAGTTCCGGCTTTTCAACAGCACCACCCACGCGGGGGAGATAAAGGCATACATACAGTTCTGCCTTGCGGTGAGCCACCAGGCGCTGACGCAGAAGAAAGCCTCCGCCCGCAGGACTGTGACCGACAACGAAAAATACGCATTCCGGTGCTGGATGCTCCGGCTGGGGCTTAGCGGGGACGAGTTCAAGACCTGCAGGCTCCACTTCCTGAAACACCTCGAAGGCAACTCCGCATGGCGGAACGCCGCTTGAAGGGAACAGGCATAGGGCACCGATTGGGCGGGGGACCGCCCTTAAGGTGGTAGGAGGGAGACCTCACTAAAAAGCGAAAGGATGATGTGATTATGAAGAAACTCTACATTGCTTACGGCAGCAACATGGACGAGGGGCAGATGGCCTACAGGTGCCCCACGGCGCGGCTTTTAGGGGCGGCGGAGGTGGAAGGTTACCGCCTGCTGTTCAAAGGCTCGCTGACGGGGGCATACGCCACCATAGAGCCGCAGGAGGGCGGCAGGGTGCCGGTGCTTATTTGGGAGATCGGGGAAAGGGACGAGGCGAGCCTTGACCGCTACGAGGGCTTCCCTTCCTTTTACTACAAAAAGGACCTGACGGTGCGCCTTGACGGGCAGGAAGTGACGGCGATGGTGTACATCATGGACGAGCGGCGCAGGCAGGGAAAACCGAGCAGCGCCTACTACGGGGTGCTGGAACGCGCCTACCAGAAATTCGGTTTCCCGATGGAAACGCTGCGGGCGGCCCTTGACGCGGACGGGGCGCTCCCGGACGGATGGGAGGCGGGCGACACCTGCTACATGGTGACCAACAGGAAAAAGGGGTACACCAGCGCCTACACCGTGCAGGGGCATGACGGGGAGTATTTCCGGCTCTTAAGCAGCACAGGGAGGCTTTACCGGGCATCCGCATGGCGGATGTTCCGCAGCAGCGGGGAGGCGGTTTCCTCCCTGCGGGCAGACGGGGGTGCGCAGGATGAGGCTTGACATTAAGAAAGAGGAACTGGAGGCCCTGCGGGCGGGATACCCGCAGGGCTGCCGTGTGGAGCTGGTAAGGATGGATGACCCCTACAGGGAGATGCCGCCCGGACTAAGGGGTACGGTGGAGGGCGTGGATGATTCCGGCTCCATACACGTCCATTGGGACAACGGGAGCAGCCTTGCGGTGATATTCGGTGAGGATGAATGCCGGAAAGTGGGTGAAAAATGAACTACGCTGAAAAGATGGAACGGGAGAACCGCCTGAAAACGAACCTTGCGGGATGGATGCTCCGGCACGGGGAAGTCCTTTCCGACCGGAGCAGGAGCAATGAATATGTGGGCGTAAGGATGGCGGAGGTACTCTGGCGGGGGATAAAGTGGAGGATCACGGAGGTGGACGGCATGGTCTGCCGGATAGAAAAAGCGGACAGGAGGGCGCGGCATGAGGATTGTATATGACGACACGATGCAGGAGACGATGGCGGCGGCAGTCGGGGAGTTCATGGATGCCCTGAATGTGGAAGAAATAGTCCGCTATGAATGGGGGACGGACAGGGTGCAGATGGCCGCCCTGCATGAAAAGCTCGGCGCTTATCTGGAATATTACAGGATGAGCATCGGGCGGACGGTCACCCATGCATACGGCATCGGCAACAACTGCCAGTACCCGGTCTATTACCACCCGGAGGGCGTGGATGAAATCCAGCAGTGCGGGAACATCAACATCAACTCCGGGATGTACGGCGAGGGATTCGTGAGCTGCGAGGATTATAACGGGAAGCGTATCGGGGCGGCCTATGAGGTCAGGACACGCGGTGTGATCAGAAAATAAATGCTGGAATCGGAAAGGGAGTGGACGGACATGGCAATGCAGGAAAGGATGCCGGGGAATGCGCACCAGAAGCGCAACTGCTGGCAGCGTGGCAATGGCTCCTACAGCATGAGGGGCGAGCTGCGCCACGGCATTTCCCTCAATAAAAAGTACCTGAACCGGAAAGTGCGGTACAGCAGCAGGGAAGCCTTAAAGCGCGGGGATTATAAGCGCATCTGCAAGACATTACATATGGTGGAGTTCTCATAAACCGCCATAATGTGTACAGTTATCCACCCATATCTTTGTCACATTTATGGTGCAGATATGAGTGGATAATACCCGCTTTCAGAGGTAAGATGTGTACTACCGAGAGGGAAAACACAAAAATTGGAGGTACACACCATGAAGAAGATTGAACTTTTTGAAAGAGCCATTGCGGAGCAGGCAGCGAGCCTTAAGGAATGGGGGATCAACCCCACACTGTTCTGGGCATACCGCAACAGCATCACGGCGGGCAATGACAGCATTGATTTTGGCGAGACCATTTGGGACACCGACATTTCGGAGATCACAAGGACGCTTAAGGAGAACGGCATCAGCGAATTCACCATCAGCAGCACTTTTTCAAGCCTGATCCCGACCCTTGCGGAATTTGAAAAGCACGGTTTCCGGATGGCGGGGCTGACCGAGGTAAAGGCAAACTACACAGACTTCCAGACGATGGAGCGGGCGGTCATCCCGGCAATCCGGATGGAATTGAGGGAGGTGTAAGGCAGGATGATGACGGAGAAGATAAAGGAACAGATCTTCGAGATCAGAAACAGCGGTGTGGCAAATATGTGTGAGATGGCGGCGGTGCAGCGGGCAGCATTCGACAGGGGCTTTTACGAACTGGTCCTTTTTATCGAGGAAAACCGGGAGGCATACTGGAACTTCATACTGACGGGCAGGGAATGATACGGTTTCCCTGCCTGTTGTAATGTACACAATTATCTACGGTTATCTTTGTCACATTTATGGCGCAGAAATGAGTGGATAATACCCGCATTCAGAGGTAAGATGTGTACTACAAAAAGGAAAGTGGAGGGCAAAAGGATGACAGAGTTCACGACAATGGAAAAACTGGAGATGAAAACGAGCGGCTGCTACGGGGCGATCCTGAGATACGGGGACAAGGTGCTTTACACCTCGGACACCTACAAAGGCACCTACTACGCAGAGGTTTACGAGTTCATCGAGACGCCGGAAGAGACGGGGCTTGGAGCCATTGAATGCAGGCTCAGCCGGATTGAAAGGAAAGAGGGCTTTCAGGACAGCGGCCACGCCATGCAGTGGGCGATCAGCCGGGCGCAGTAAAATGCGCATACAGCAGCGGAGAGGGTTCCTGCGGGAGCCCTTTTCTGTTGCGTGAATTTAAGGGAAGGAGGCGGCACAGGTGCAGAGCGGAAGGAAACCAAAGCCCACGGCGGTCAAGGCGCTGGAGGGGAATCCCGGCAAGCGCAGCCTTAACACGGGCGAGCCGAAGCCGGAGAAAAAAGCCCCGCGCTGTCCGGCATGGCTGGAGGGCGAGGCGAAGAAAGAATGGAAGCGGATGGCGGGGCAGATGGAGAAGCTGGGCATCCTTACGGAAATAGACATGGCGGCTTTTGCCGGGTACTGCCAGGCGTATGCGCGCTGGAAGGAAGCCGAGGAATTCATCACCCAGCACGGCACCATCGTAAAGACACCTTCCGGCTACTGGCAGCAGGTCCCGCAGGTCTCCATCGCGCAGACCTACCTTAAGATCATGAACCGTTTCTGCGAGCAGTTCGGCCTTACCCCTTCCTCCCGGAGTCGGATTGTGGCTGATAACGGAGAGGACAAAGAGAGCGACACGATGGAGCTTTTGCTCTTTAAGGGAGGCGGGGGATAGTGTTTGACGGGGAAAAGGCAAAGCGTACCGTGGATTTCATCAACTGCCTGAAACATACCAAGGGGAAATGGCGGGGGCAGCCCTTTGAACTGCTCCCGTGGCAGGAGGCCATCATCCGGGATGTGTTCGGCACGGTGAAGGAGAACGGGTACCGGCAGTACAACACTGCCTATGTGGAGATTCCCAAAAAGAATGGGAAATCGGAACTGGCGGCGGGCGTGGCGTTATATATGACCTGCGGCGATAATGAGTGGGGCGCGGAGGTTTATGGCTGCGCCTCAGACCGACAGCAGGCATCCATCGTCTTTGACGTGGCGGTGGATATGGTGGAGCAGTGTCCGGCGCTGAAAAAGCGCATCAAGCCCGTTATGTCCGTAAAGCGGCTGGTCTATAAGCCGACCAACAGTTTCTATCAGGTATTATCGGCAGAGGCATATACAAAGCACGGGCTGAATGTCCATGCGGTCATTTTTGACGAGCTGCACAGCCAGCCGAACCGGGAACTGTTCGATGTAATGACCAAAGGCTCCGGCGATGCCAGGACGCAGCCGCTGTTCTTTTTAATAACTACAGCCGGGACGGACAGACATTCCGTCTGTTTCGAGCAGCACCAGAAAGCGGAGGACATCCTGCAGGGGCGGAAGATAGACCCGACATTTTATCCCGTTATCTACGGCGCGTCCGATGATGCGGACTGGTCATCGGAGGATGTGTGGAGGAAAGCCAATCCATCGCTGGGGCATACCATTGACATTGAGAAAGTGCGGAACGCCTACCTCAGTGCGAAGGACAATCCGGCAGAGGAAAACATCTTCCGGCAGTTACGCCTTAACCAGTGGGTGAAGCAGTCCACAAGGTGGATGCAGATGGACAAATGGGATGCCTGCGCTTTCCCGGTGGATGAGAGGGAAGTGCTGGGGAGGGAGTGCTACGGCGGGCTGGATTTATCCAGTTCCATTGACATCACCGCCTTTGTTTTGGTATTCCCTCCAAGAAATGATACGGAAAAATATATTTTATTGCCATACTTCTGGATACCGGAAGAAAATATGCGTCTGCGTGTGCGCCGGGACCATGTGCCTTATGACGTGTGGGAGCGGCAGGGATTTTTGCAGACTACGGAAGGGAACGTGATCCACTATGGCTTTATTGAGAATTTCATTGATAACCTCGGAAAGAAATTTCACATTAAGGAGATCGCATTCGACAGGTGGGGCGCGGTGCAGATGGTACAGAACCTTGAGGGGCTTGGCTTTACGGTGGTTCCCTTCGGTCAGGGCTTTAAGGATATGTCGCCGCCCACCAAGCGTCTGATGGAGCTGGTGCTGGAGAAGAACATCGCGCATGGCGGGCATCCCGTCCTGCGGTGGATGATGGATAACATCTTCGTCCGCACGGACCCGGCAGGGAACATCAAGCCGGACAAGGAGAAGTCCACGGAGAAGATTGACGGCGCTGTGGCAACAATAATGGGGCTTGACCGTGCGATACGGAACAGCGGCATCAGTACGGGAAGTGTTTATGATGAAAGAGGGATTCTGACAATCTGACAGATACAGGAGGCATATATGAAACTACCATCCATTTTTGGAATGAGGGGTGCAAGGGATAAGCCAAAGGACAGCTACGGAGGTTCGGCTTATTCCTTTTTCTTTGGGAGAAGCACCAGCGGAAAAAATGTGAATGAGCGTACCGCCATGCAGACCACGGCGGTCTATTCCTGTGTGCGGATACTGGCGGAGGCTGTTGCGTCCCTGCCAATCCATGTGTACCGATATACGGATACCGGGAAGGAGCGGGTGTATGACCATCCATTATATTACCTTCTCCATGACGAACCGAACCCGGAGATGACTTCCTTCGTGTTCCGGGAGACGCTGATGAGCCACCTCCTTATATGGGGAAATGCTTATGCGCAGGTCATCCGGGACGGGAGCGGCAGGGTATTATCTTTATACCCATTGCTCCCGGACAAGATGGAGGTTGACCGGGATGAGCAAGGGCGGCTTTTCTACACCTATACCCGGAATACCGATGAGAACCCTAATTTTTCTGAATACGGGCGCGTGAGGTTGAAGCCGGAGGATGTGCTGCATATACCGGGGCTTGGCTTTGACGGGCTGGTGGGGTATTCGCCCATCGCAATGGCGAAGAACGCGGTGGGCATGACGCTGGCGTGTGAGGAATACGGTGCGTCCTTTTTCGAGAACGGGGCGACACCGGGCGGGGTGCTGGAGCATCCGGGTGTGCTGAAAGACCCGGCGAAGGTAAGGGAGAGCTGGCATTCCGTTTACGGCGGCTCGAAGAATGCCGGGAAGGTCGCCGTTTTGGAGGAGGGCATGAAGTACCAGCAGATCGGGATTCCCCCGGAGGAAGCACAGTTCCTGGAAACGAGGAAATTTCAGATAGATGAGATCGCAAGGCTGTACCGCATCCCGCCGCACATGGTGGGTGATTTGGATAAAAGCAGCTTTTCCAACATCGAGCAGCAGTCCTTGGAATTTGTGAAATATACCCTGGACCCGTGGGTGATCCGGTGGGAGCAGTCCATACAGAGGGCGTTATTTCTCCCGCAGGAGAAGAAGGAGTATTTCGTGAAGATGAACGTGGACGGCCTGCTCCGGGGCGACTACCAGAGCCGGATGAGCGGCTATGCGGTGGGGCGGCAGAACGGGTGGCTCTCCAGTAATGATATAAGGGAAATGGAGAACATGAACCTTATCCCGGAGGAGGAAGGCGGCAACCTCTACCTCATTAACGGGAACCTGTGCAAACTCAAAGACGCAGGGCTTTTCGGGAAAGCGCCGGGGGAACAGGAGGATTCCACGGAAACTTAAACTGCAAGAATACTTTTGCTGTAGTTATACTACTGGTGCAGGTATTCACTCTGTTGTATTTTGGGAAAGCCGCAGGAGCGCCGTAAACAGGGGCTTTCACGGGAACGGCGCAGATCACGGAGACTGCCTTAAAACACACCTATTTCCGCAGACAGGCAGGATTTGGGGACTTTAGAGGTACTAAAATATTCCTGATCTGACCTGAGAGAGGGCAGAAAGTAACCGCCCGGAAACGCCGTAAATTGGGGATTCCTGGGGAAAAGCGGGGCAGGGGCGGTGTGTTTTAAGGCACACCATTCTATACCAACAGGTAAGGCAGCGGATTTTAGGGAACGTGAAATATTCCTGATCCGGCCTAAGACAGGGAAGCCCGGAAGTGCCGTAAATTGGGGATTTTTCGGGACTGCAGGGAAAAGAGGGGTGTGTTTTAAAGCACACCTTTCCTACTGTCAGCGGACAATTATTCTGCCACAGATAGCAATTGCCGTGTCCGGTATCAGGACAGCGGCGGTGGCGGCAGGGGACAGTGCCGCTGTCGGTAACACTATAGGGTTACTTTCCCTGAACCAGAGAATCAGATTCCCTGTGTGGAACTGGTGTGACGGCATCCTGCTATCACTGGCAGGGTGCGGAAAGCGCCGTAAATTGGGCGTTTACGGGGATAAGAGGGGATTTCAAGGTGTGTTTTAAACACAGTCTTTTTCAGGTGGCAGGAAGGAGGAAAAGAAGTGAAAAGGAAGTTCTGGAACTGGATCAAAAATGATGCGGGGGATGAGGAGGAGCGCACCCTCGTGCTGAACGGCGAGATTTCGGATGAGACGTGGTACGGGGATGAGGTGACGCCTGCCCTGTTCGCAAAGGAGCTGAATGCCGGGAGCGGCAACATCACCGTGTGGATCAATTCACCGGGCGGCGATGTGTACGCCGCGGCACAGATTTATAACATGCTCATGGAGTACAAGGGCGATGTGACCGTGAAGGTGGACGCACTGGCGGCTTCG